GACCGGGAGGTGATCGGGGACACGAGGAGGGGAGGGAGGTGTCGCTCTCGCACCTGCGTGGCTCTGCCAGCATCGCACATCTAAGTGATAGTGTCATAGCTCTGGAGCGCAACCAGCAAGCAGAGGATGAGGTAGAAGCTAACACAACCACCTTGCGTATCTTGAAGAATAGATATACTGGAGACACGGGTGTTGCTTGCCACTTGCATTACGACAAAGAAACTGGTAGAATGACACAGATAGATAACCCATTTCTGGAGGATGAAGAATGACAGTTAGAAAACCATTTGATAAAGCACTCTACGATGTGGCCGACACCAAAGCTAAGAAGCATATGGTGGGCTGGCTTAAGGAACAAGGCTACACTAACATAGCGACGAACGAGACATATTACTTTGATATTATATGCACAGTAGATGACCTTCCAAGATTGCTCTATGAAGTAGAGATTAAATATTCTTGGAAAGGAGATTGGCCTGACTCTTGGAGAGAGATACGTATTCCTGAGAGGAAGAGAAGGCTTCTTGATAAATGGAAAGAGGAGTCCCCCGATGATGTATTAACCTTCGTTGTATTCAGAGATGATTGTAAGAAGGCTTGGCACATAGATGGTGCTACCCTTCTTGAATGTGAAGTAAAAGAAGCTCCCAACCGCAACATAAGAAAGGGAGAGAAGTTCTTTCACATTCCCACCAGCGATGCATACCTAGTGGATATGACCCATGTTGAAAGCAGTTGTTGATATAGAGACAGACAGCTTGGATGCAACAAAGATACATTGCATCGTAGCTCGACATTACGGAACAGGAGAAACAAGACAATGGATTGGCGACGAATGTAATCAGTTTGGCAGTTGGTCCCGAAAGATAGATCAGTTTATAATGCACAACGGTCTTAGCTTCGATGGGCCTGTTCTTAATCGACTGGTTGATGCCAAGATAGAGTCCACCAAGATTAGGGATACATTAATTGAATCCCAATTATATAACCCCGTTCGAGACGGGGGACATTCTCTAGCAGCATGGGGCGAGAGACTTAACTATGTCAAGGGTGAGTTCACTGAGTTTAATCAGTACAGTAAAGAGATGTTGCATTACTGTCTACGTGACACTGAGATTACCCGGAAGCTTGGTATCAGTCTTGAAGAAGAGGGAAGAACCTTTAACCCTCAAGCATATAATCTGGAACGTCAGATAAGAATAATAATAGATAAACAACAAGAGAATGGCTTTGCCTTTAATCTTATGGAGGGGCAGCTTCTCTTGGCTAGGTTGGAGGACGAACAACGCCAGCTTGAATCTCAAGCCAATGCAATGTTTGAACCCATAGAAGTTCAGTTAAAAACCAAGGTTAAACACATCCCATTTAATATTGCCAGTAGAAAACAGATTGCTGAACGCTTGGTAGAGAAGGGGTGGAAGCCCAAGAAGTATACAGATAAGGGTAATGTTATCATTAATGAGGAGGTTCTCTCTAAGATTTCGGGGATGCCCGAAGCTCAAATGTTCAGTAGATACTTTCTATTACAAAAACGTACTGGCCTTCTTAAGGCATGGATACAGGAGTGTCAGGAGGATGGTCGGGTCCACGGTAAGGTTCTTACTCTTCGAACTATTACGGGGCGTATGGCGCACCACAAGCCTAACATGGCCCAAGTCCCAGCGGTGTATAGTCCTTACGGCAAGGAGTGTCGATCCCTCTGGACAGTATCAAACCCGGAAACACACAAGCTGGTGGGCACCGATGCGAGTGGACTAGAGCTTCGATGTCTGGCACACTATCTGGATAATGAAAGCTTTACAAAAGAAGTTCTTACAGGAGATATACATACAGCTAATCAGAAGGCGGCTGGTCTTAAAACAAGAGATCAGGCAAAGACTTTTATCTATGCCTTTCTCTACGGAGCGGGGCCAGCTAAGATAGGAAAGATAGTCGGAGGTTCTTCTCAGGCGGGGCGTACATTAATAGAAAAATTTCTAAAGAATATTCCAGCCCTGAAGGCACTCCGAACTAACGTACAGGAAGCAGCCCAGAGCGGTCTAATCAAGGGCTTGGATGGTCGAAGACTACATATTAGGTCAGAACATGCTGCTTTAAATACTCTTATTCAAGGAGCTGGGGCGGTTGTTTGTAAACAATGGCTCGTAGAAATGGATAAGAGAATAAAAAGATCGGGACTGGACGCTAAGTTAGTAGTATCAGTACACGATGAGTATCAGTTCGAGGTAGCCAAGTCTGATATTGAATGCTTTACCAAGATAACAAAGGAAGCTATCCACTCCACACAAGGAATGTTAAACTTTAAATGTGATCTTGATTCTAGTTACAAAGTTGGAAACAATTGGGCAGAGACACACTAATGGAAGAAGTATTAATAAAAGAGGATATCTTAATTCAAGCTAGACAAAAAGCCAGAGAGATGGGTGCTATTAAAAACTCCATTACAAGAGGAGAGGGTAACGTAGCTGGATTTGTAGGAGAACTGGTTTGTCTGGACTTGTTACCATCAAGTAAGATAAACAACACATATGATCACGATATTGATTTAGGTAAATTCACAATTGATGTAAAGACTAAACGAACAAACTATAAACCGAAAGATTACTACGACTGTTCCGTTGCATCTTCCTCCAAGCATCAACGATGTTCTCACTATATATTTACCAGAGTCCTGAATGACTTTTCCAGTGCTTGGATATTAGGGTGGATGACCCGTGAAGAATACTTTGACACTGCAAGATTTTTAAAGAAAGGAGAAAAGGATGGAGATAATGGTTTCGTTGTCAAGGCCGATTGCTACAACGTCCCAATCAAAGACCTATACGATATTTCTTTATTAAAGTAGTTGACATCTGATTCTAGATATGCTATAATTCGCTTATTGACAATCGGGGAATGATCCCCATTCATGGCTGCAATAGTGCAGTGTTTTAAAGGAGAGCAGAATGAACGATCCAATTTATATTACCGGCAAGTGCCACTACGCATCGATCACCGAGCCGAACACTAAGTTTGAACCGGTTTGGTCTATTCAGATTGAGGTTGACGATAACAACCGATCTGTTATCGAAGGAGCCAATCTTCCCATTAATAACAAGGGTGATGACCGGGGGGATTTTGTTACCATTAAGCGTAAAGTCTTACGTGCTGATGGTAGTCAACGTGCCGCTCCCTTTATAAAAGACTCTCAGAATAATAGTTGGAATGGTAAGCTGATTGCCAATGGTAGCACAGTAAATGTTAAGGCCGTTCCTTACAATTGGAACTACGCTGGTAAATCAGGAGTTTCTGCTGACTTGTCGGCAGTACAGGTGGTGGACTTCATTGAGTACACCAGAGATAACGAAGACTTTAAACCAGTAGAAGGAGGCTATGTGCAAGAAGAGGCAGCGCCCTTTTAATAACTAGAAAGGAGAGGGGTGTCACTTTAATTCTCATTGTGGCACCCCCTTATTCTCATGAAACAGATTGAAACATTAGTTGAAGATATCTATAATCTTTTTACCCTTGCTCCTATTGACATGGATGAAGAGGAAGTAGACAAGCATATAGATACTTTTGGTGATATGCTCAAGGTTCACATCAAAGAATTCTTATATGAGAAACCTAGAGATCGTGCCAACCTCCGACTATCTGCTATCGGTAAACCAAACAGGCAGCTCTGGTATGATCTTAATAAACCTTTAGAAGATGTTCAGCTTCAGCCCTCGACTAGGATAAAGTTTCTATACGGGTACATCTTGGAAGAGTTACTCCTTCTTTGTGCCTCTATCTCAGGTCATAAGGTTACCGATCAACAAAAAGAAGTTGAAGTGGAAGGAGTGGTGGGGCATCAGGATGCTATGATTGACGGTGTTCTGGTTGACTGTAAGTCTGCCAGTGGTCCCGGCTTCGACAAGTTCAAGTACAATAAACTTAATGAGGATGATCCATTTGGATATATTCCTCAGATATCAGCCTATGCTCATGCTAATGGGGTTAACCGAGCGGCCTTTCTGGCCATAAATAAATCTACAGGAGAAATATGCCTGACGCACGTACATCAAATGGAGATGATCAATGTTAAACAGAGGGTGGATTATCTTAAAGAGATGGTTACAGATAGCCGAATTCCTGATCAGTGTTATCCTAGTGTGCCTGATGGGAAGTCTGGTAATCATAGGCTTTCTGTTGGTTGTGTTTATTGTGGGCACAAAGCAGAGTGTTGGAAGGATGCTAACCAAGGGAGGGGTCTTCGTGTCTTCCAGTATGCAAGGGGTAAAAGATTTCTTACACAAGTTGGGAAAGAGCCTGACGTAAAAGAAGTGATAGACTGGTAATGCACTGGAGGTATGCCGAAGAGCTGGACACCAAGAATAATTTCGGGTTTGTTTATATTATAACTCGAAAGAAAACGAAGAGAGCCTACATAGGATGCAAGCAATACTTTGTTAAGAAAAACAAAAAGAAAGTTGAGTCCGACTGGAGGGTATATACTGGATCAAGTAAAACTCTGAACGAAGAAATTGAAGAACTAGGAAAGAGCCAATTCCACTTTGAGATTATTGGAGAGTATAAAAATAAAAGAAGCCTGAGATATTACGAATGTTATTATCAATTTATTAATCATGTGTTAACTGCAAAACTAGAGGGAACAGATGCCCCTGCTTATTATAATAATTATATAGGTGGTAAATTCTATAGACCTGTTCAAGAACCAATTGAATGACAATGTAGATTTTGAATCTCTTTATAGTGTGACTCGAAAAGATCCTATTAGGAGCCTCTACCTAGCAGTAATTTTACAGGCTATCATTGATCTGATTAAGCCTGAAAGTATTCAAGAGAGTAGTAATATAAAACTTCAAAGAGATCAGGCCCATGCTTGGGTCTTTTCTTCTGTTGGTGTAACGTGTGAAAATTTTGAGGATACTTGTACGCTCGCAGGGCTTGAGCCGGGGATGGTTCGAACCTTTACATTGAATGTTATCAAATCAGGAGATACCGATGAAGTCAGAAGAAAAATCAACAGCATCTTGTGATACTGGTTCTCCCCCTAAGGGAGGGAAGGCGGGACACAATCCCGAGTGGCACAGGGAAGGGACATATGATTATTATCTTCGAAGAATGAAAGAAGAGAATGCTCTGGATAAACAAGTGGGAGGACAGCATTATAAAGATTGCAGCATACAGCCCGTCGAATATATATTTCAAAATAACCTTGACTATTTCGAGGGGAATGTGGTAAAGTATATTACTCGACATCGGAAAAAGGGAGGAGGAAAGAAAGATATAGAAAAGGCTATTCATTACGCCCAACTAATCCTCGAACTTCATTATAGTGAATAGGTAAAATAATGTTTAAATCAAATCGTAATCCACAGTTCCGATCCAAGTTCAGTGAAGATATTTTTAATACAAAGTATTCGCACGAGGGGGCTGAAACCTTTCATGAGCTTTCCTGTACACTGGTTAATGATGTTTGTCAAGACCATCTTACTACAGATGAGAAGGCGGAATTGATAGATCATATCTCCAATCTTCGCTTCATACCCGGAGGTAGATACCTCTATTATGCTGGCCGTGACAAGAAGTTCTTTAATAACTGCTACCTTCTTAAAGCAGAGGAGGATAATAGAGAGGATTGGGCCAAGCTTAGTTGGGAGGCTGAGTCTTGTCTGATGACAGGTGGGGGTATAGGAGTAGACTATTCTATCTATAGACAAGAAGGGGAGTCTCTAAAGGGAACCGGGGGTGTCAGCAGTGGTCCCATTCCCAAGATGCAAATGATTAATGAGATAGGTCGCCATGTAATGCAGGGTGGTTCGAGAAGGTCAGCTATTTATGCCAGCCTGAACTGGAAGCATCCCGACATTGAGAAGTTCCTAGTATCAAAGAACTGGTTTGACGTTCCAGTTGGAACTACGGGCCAAACAATATTTGATATAAGACAAGACGACTTTAATTTTCCAGCTCCTTTAGATATGACTAACATCTCTGTCAACTATGATACTAACTGGTTGCTTAATTATTGGGAGACGGGAGAGGTAGGTAGCATATTTAAAACTAATGTGCGCCAAGCTTTACAGACAGCTGAACCGGGGTTCTCGTTTAACTTTTTTGAGAAGGAGAATGAGACGCTGCGGAATGCCTGTACGGAAGTTACTTCTGAAGATGACTCCGATGTGTGTAATCTCGGTAGTCTTAATTTCGCTCGAATTGATGACCTTAATCAGTTACGAGAGGTTGTCTCATTAGCAACCAAGTTCCTCTTATGTGGTACGCTTCGGGCGCAACTTCCTTACGATAAAGTATATAAAGTTCGAGATAAAAATAGACGCTTGGGTTTAGGTCTTATGGGTCTACACGAGTGGCTTATTCAAAGAGGAGGGAGATATGAGACTACTCCCGAATTACACAGGTGGCTGAAAGTCTATGAGGCTGAGTCGGATACAATAGCCAGAGACTTCTCTGATAAGCTTTCTGTGTCACGCCCCGTGGCAGTTCGAGCCGTAGCTCCTACCGGTACTATTGGAATTCTTGGTGGTACCTCAACGGGAATAGAACCCATCTTTGCTGTAGCTTATAAAAGAAGGTATCTTAAAAACAAACGGTGGCATTATCAGTATGTGGTGGACAGTGCTGCCCAAGAGATGATTGAGCTTTACGACACTAAACCAGACCAAATTGAGTCAGCTCTAGATCTTGCAAAGGATTATGAAAGGCGTCTCAGCTTTCAAGCTAATGTTCAAGAGTATGTGGACATGGCCATATCCAGCACCATCAATCTACCAAAGTGGGGCACAGAAAATAATAATGAGGACGGCGTGGACAACTTTACTCAGACGTTAGCAAGGTATGCTCATCGCCTTCGTGGCTTTACCTGTTTTCCCGATGGCTGTCGAGGAGGACAACCCCTCACCTCTCTTCCCTATCAGGAAGCTCTGGAAAAACTAGGGGAGGAGTTTGAAGATAACATACAAGTTCACGACATTTGCGATATTAGTGGTAGCGGCGGTGTTTGTGGAGTTTAGTTTTTAATAAAAAGTTCTTGACAAATAGAACTTTGTGTAGTATAATGTATGTATGGTGCCAATCATGGGCCATTAATATCAACTTGCTTTAAGGAGAATGATATGACCAGACAAATGTTGACAAGTAATCATCCGTTCTTTTCCAATTTTCCTAATTGGGTTATAGGACACGACAGGCTCTTTCAAGAGATGTTAAGAATGGTTGATGATGTAGCCTCTACTAGTTTACAAAACACGTCCAACTATCCTCCGCACAATCTTTACCGGGAGGAAGATGGTAAATATGTAATTGAACTTGCTGTTGCTGGCTTTGAAAAAGGTGAGCTTGAGATCAGGACAGAAGATGGTAGGCTCTTTATAAGTGGAAGGAAGAAAACAGAAGTAGATAATGAAAAGATTATTCACAAAGGAATTGCACATCGATCCTTTGAGAAATCCTTTCATCTGGCAGAAAATGTTATCATAGATTCCACACGTTTTCTGAATGGAATTATAACTATTTGGCTAGAGCAAGTTTTGCCGGAAGAAAAAAAGCGTAAGCTCTACAGCCTGTAACACACTCGGGGGTGCGTAGCGTTTACCCCCTTTCTTTTAGGAGAGTAAAATGAGCGAGCAAACATGTTGTTATATTTGCAAGCTAGGCTTTCTACCAGAAGAGCCTACTCCCTTACTCTATAATAGAAAGGGAATATATTTATGTAAACATTGTCTGGACGTTACAAATTCCAGAGCAGCTAAAATGGAGATGCAAGAAGTAACATGAAGAAACAACCCAACACAGTTTATATAGGCTATGATCCTAGAGAGGATATAGCTTATGAAGTTTTAAAATTCACCATCGAAAGGATCGCTGTTGAGAATGTACGAATTGTTGTTATCCGCCGTGATATTGTTGAACGTATGGGAGTATATAAAAGAGAATATGATATAGTTGATGGGCAACACATAGATAAAATTGATGGTCGTCCCTTCTCCACTGAGTTTAGTTTTACTAGGTTCCTTGTCCCGGCCCTGAATATGTATCAAGGTTGGGCTTTATATATGGACTGTGATATGTATCTACGAACAGACATTAATGAGTTGTTCGAGGAATATTGTATGAATTATTATCCCCTCTATTGTGTTAAGCACAAATATTCTCCGGGTGATGGGCTGAAGATGGATGGTCGCAAGCAGGAGAATTATCGAAGGAAAAATTGGTCAAGTTTTATTCTATGGAATTGTGGGCATCCCCTTAATCAAAAGCTTACTGTTGCTGATGTCAGTACTCGACCGGGAGGATGGTTGCATGGATTTGAGTGGCTCCCTGATAAGGAAGCAGACATTGGCTCTATTCATGAGGAGTGGAACTGGTTGGACAATCACTCTTCTGAAGAAATCGAGGCCAAGAATGTACACTTCACAACTGGTGGCCCTTGGTTCCGAGACTGGAAATGTGGGCGAGCTATTGATGCTAAATATGCAGTAGAGTGGAATGGAGACTACACCTATCTGGCAGGACTTGGAAAAGTAAAACCCTATGAAGTATAAAATAGTAACATGTTTCAATGAAGACGAATTGAAATACAATGGTTCCAGACTTCTAGAACAATTCAAGAGCAATTGGCACCCAAGTATTGAGTTCCATTGTTATTATCATAACATGGATATCTCCAATTACTCATTGCCTAAAGCAAAGAATATTAAATATCATAACCTATCCAATGTGAAAGAGTATACTACATTTATAGAAGAGAATAAAGCGCACGATGGGACCGAAGGGGGCGCTGTTGCTTATACCAATCTTCTTGATGGGATCGGGACAGCTTCCAAAGTATTTTCAATAAGTGAGTGTGCCTTTAACAACAAAGACTGTTGGCTTATCTGGATAGACCCCCTCTGTCTTAACCTGAAAGACATACACTCTACAACTTTGGATCAATACTTTCCAGATAAGAACAGCAACATGGACTTTATATCTGTCCCTGAGAGTGACCACCTTCTGGCATTTAATATTGGTAGAGAAACCAGTGTTGAATTGCTGGGGGATTGGCGTGGCGCTTATATCTCGGGAGAATATATGAACTATAGAGAGTGGGGAGGTTCCTTTATTCTTAGTAGGCTAGTAACTATTTATAATTCTCACGGTATGCACTTTGATGAGATAGAAAATCTTGAGGATGTCCTTATTAATTTAAAGAATAAGGACATGCAAGCTGCCCGAGATAGTACTGGTAACAGAATACTTCCTTTATCTGATACCGAAACCTCCCCAGACATTCTTCCCAACAGATACAGACAGCTTGCTGATCTTGTAAGAGCCTATAAACCTACATGTATTCTAGAGACGGGCACATGGAATGGGGGAAGGGCTGTTGAGATGGCTCTGGCATCCTTTGACAATAATGATAAGGTTCATTACATTGGGTTTGATCTATTTGAAGACGCCACCACCCAGACAGACAAGGAAGAGTTTAATGCCAAGCCCCACAACACCAAGGCGGCAGTAGTAAAACGCCTTGATGATTTTACAGAGCATATGAAGGATGAAAAAAACAAGACGTTTACCTATGAATTACATAAGGGCAACGTAAGGGAGACACTTAATAGTAGCCATGTTAAGAATGTAGACTTTGCTTTAATAGGTAGTGGTAATAGCGAGCAGACCGTTAGGCATGAATATACTATATTAAAAGAAGTCCCGGTAGTAGTGGGCGATCACTTCTTTACAAAGGATGACGATGATGGCATCCCCCCTGAAGAATACCAAGGAATTAAAAAAGTATTTAATGAGGTTCAAACAAAGAAGGTAGATGCTCAAGAAACAACAGAAGATGGTTGGACAAATTTCGATGAGAAGTCAGTCACTCGAAAATATATATTACCATCCAGTGACAAGGTACTTGGAGGAGGGTACACCCATCTGGCAGTCTTCCTACATAGCTCCGACTTGGATGAGATTCCCGAAGACTTAAAGCGTGTGCCCATTGTTGTGCATCCCAGAGATTGTGTCTCCAAGGATTACATCAAGAATAATATTCAAACTAATATGAATCTTCTTGATCCCAAGAAGTGGGTTTCCAAACACTCCCCCCATAGAGAAAAAGGTATTATAGTATCGGCTGGTCCCTATCTAGATTATAAAGAACTGAAAAAGTTTATCAGAGAAAATCCAGACTCTAAGGTAGTGACAGTTAAACATGCATACCCCCACCTTCTTAAAAATAAAATAAATCCTTGGGGATGTATTGTTCTGGACCCCAGAGCAATAACAGGGAAAAGCACCCACAACATTGTTCGAAAAGATTTGTTCAAAACAATTGATCCCAACACAAATTTCTTTATCGCCTCAATGACAGACCCTTCTGTAACTAATTTTCTATTAGATAGTGACGCTCGTATCTGGGGATGGCATGCCTTTACAGACTCTCTCCGAGAGGAAGAGGAACAAGGAGCCGTGATCCAGAACCAACAAGTAAAATTAAATGAGGAGTTGGGAATACCCCAAGGAGCTACTCTGATTACAGGTGGGACATGTGCTGCAATGCGAGCTATTGGAATGCTGCACACAATGGGCTTCCGGGAGATACATCTCTTTGGCTTTGATTGTTGCAGGGCCGAACCCTCAAAGGAAGAAATGACAGAAACTGTAGGAGATATTGAAGGTGGAGAGACTCCAAAGCCAAAGTATATTCAGGTGAATGTTAAAGATAAGACATATTGGACAACCGGAGAACTTCTGGCAATGGCCCAAGACTGTGAGAAAATATTCTCGGATGCTTCGCTGGATGGTATTCTTTCCTTTCATGGGAAGGACACAATGGTAGCAGACCTTTGGGATCTCAGGGTAGAGCAAGAATCTCGACCAAACTTTAGAGAGTATTATGATAACTAGAGATATTTCTCCAAGAGAACATCTCAGTCGAGCCGAGCCTTCTCGGAGATATCTCTCTCTTCTGGAAGAGTACAAAGCTATGCACAACATTTCAGATGGAATGTTTAATGGAAGAAGC